GCCCCACCGAAAGGTGAGGCTGTTAAAGAGAGCGTAAAGCTCCTGATGAGAGAGAGCAAAAGCCCTCAACCATGCGGTTTAGAGGGCTTTGTTTTTGCTGGGATACACTGTGGGATACACGGTATTCCCTGGCGGGGGATTAAACTCGCTCTGCCTGGCTCATCCGGTACTCGTTGTACTCATAGATTTCCGACAGCCGGAAGGTGACCGTTGAGGTTCGGTACTTCCCGTATTTGTAGCCCTTCGGGCACTTCGGATCACTGACGCGAAGCCGGGTGAAGGTAGCTAGGCTTACGCCAAGAATCTCAGCCGCCTGTTGCCGGCTGATTTGCACCTTCCGGGGGTCCAGTGATTCAGCGCTTAGCTTGTGTGTACTCATGCCTATTTCACCCCCTCATCAGTCAGAAGCTCCAAATCCTCAGAAAGCTCCTGGTACATTGCTACATGGCGTTTATTTGCTCGCACAGCTAGGACCGTGGTCACGAAGAAAAACAGAGCCAGTATGGCCAGGGTTATTTCAAGAGAAGTCACCGGCCACCTCCTGTATCATCGACCCACTGACATTTGCATTCGGTCACCCTGAATCGGCCCCGCCCTGGCGTGTCCCGGTCATAGAGGATCTGACAGGACTCGCCCATTTCGTCGTGACCAACGCCCCAAAATGCGTACTTGTGGGATACCTCGGTTACAATCTTGTCTTCGCCGTAGTATTCGCTCACGGTCTTCTGTGCCTGCTCCAATGTGACCTCCCCCTTGATGTATTCGGGGTGGTCGTATTCCTCGAAATACAGGGCAATGAGTTCTCCATGCTGATACTTAGCCATGCTTACCTCCTGGCTCGCTTCCTTTCAGGATTCTGACGGCCGGTGGAATCCGGTTATTTACACAACGATCAAGGGCATCGTTGGCCCCAATCTGTCCCCAGCTGAAACCTTGTTTCGCGCCGTTGGCATAGTGCAGGTCACACATTGCCGCCTCACGCAGCTCCAATTCCTCCACCCGCTTTCTCAGGTAGTCGTTTTGCTGGGTAAGCGTCTCGACTTGCGCGGCAAGGCTCTTGATCTTCGACGGATTTTCAGGTTTGAGTATTTTGGCCAGGACACTGGTCTTCCCGCACTGTCGGCCGCCGGAGATAATCAGTTTCTGCAAGTCAGTTCGGTTCGCCGCTTCGTTTCCGTTACGCATCTTCTGAGCCCTCCGGTATCTCGCGGAAACCCCACTCCATAGAGTTAAAGGCCAGCTCTCGCATGGCGTCCTCTTTTTCCTTTTCGCTCATGGCCTCCCATTCAGCGCGGTCGAATTCTTCAGTGTCCTCGCAGGTACTACCAACTATGTCGGTGCGGACGTAATACTTGATTTTTACTGTGCCGCTCATCGCTGGAGCCCTCCTGTATTCCATGACCGTTCTGGCGAATCGTGCCACCGGCAAAAATCAATGAAACTGTCGAAGCAGTCGCCAAACTCACGAAAGCGCTGATACCGCTTCTGGCTTCGGGTCATTTTCCGGACCTTGCCCATGCCGAGATATTCAACCTCCCAAGTCGGGTGGCAGGGTGAAATGCTGCCCGGCTTTTCGTCGTCGAAATTGACGCCAATGTGGTGCCCGCAATATTTGGCAATGACGCCGTGGCGACCATTCACGACAACCCGGCGTCCAATAGAAGCAGGGACGCCGTAATATTGCTGCGCGTATTCACAGTTCACTGCTCACCTCCCGCCTTCGCCACCCGGAAAAAGCGCTGGGTGCGCTTCCATGGCCCCGGGTGAAATCGTGATTTCAGGCCTTGGCGCGTGTAGTCACACGCCAATACCTCGCCTGGGAAACCGCGACGGACGGCAACGAAATAACCCCGAGGCCCCCTTGCCGCCTCTTTGGCGGCCATGGACATTGCGGTGAATATGGAATCCGCCTTGTCGGTTGACTTGGCTCGGCGAATGTACAGCATTCCTCGTGTGTAACGCAGTTGGCTCATGATTCACCTCCCGCCCCGGCGTCCAGTTCGTCGGCGCGTTGGCGGAGGCGTTGGGCCTCATTGAGAACAGCGCCCCATGCAATTTGAATCGAAAGCGCTGTATCAGAATCTTCTGGCTCAACCTCCGTAATTAATTTCTCAAGGTCTTCTGCGGCCGCCTCCACCGCCTCGGCTTGCTTGCGGAGCAATACCGCTTCGCTGCTTCCATCGGTTGCTGCAACAATTAAATCGTGCATCTCTTTTGTGAGATTTCCGGCATCTTTCAATGCAACGGCAACGCTCGTCAGGGCGTCAAACTGCACTGCCACCCGCGCCTGGGCCTTCTCAGCCGCTGCCCGCGCATCATCAAACCAGTCCTGCAGGTCTCGGTTTGAGGCTTTCAGCGCCTCGTTTTCGGGTTGCAGGCGGGTGATCTCTTCATGCATGTACACCGGGCAGTCTTTTGCGTGACTGCTGGGGTTCCACGGACAGTTGCATTTGATGTTACTCATGGCCGGAGCCCTCCTGTTCTGACGCGCAAAGCTCATCCATGCCGGAAATAAAACGGTCAGCGGTTATCCCGACTCCAGCCCCGTTGGCCTCGCAGCCGTCTATGAAATCGTCAAAATCCAGGTCGGCCGGGTCTTTGCCCCACCGATCTATACAGTAGTCGTGAATCTCGGATCTCACCTTCTGCGCTTGCTCGTTAAGACGCGCCAAGCGATCAAGTTTTCTTTGCAGCGTTGATTTGTTCATCGCTCGCCCTCCTGTTCTTCGTTGACTCGCGCCCGGCCGCACCGTGGGCAATGGTTTACCCCGTTTTCATCTGGGCCTCCGTCCTCGAAATACCACTCGATACCACAACTGCCCTTCCAGCATCCGCTGTCGTCGCCGTGCCAGTAGCAGGCTTCTGGGTTTGTGTCGGGGCTGGTGGTGTTGAATTCGGCCTCCTGCAAAACCTCACCATCCGCAACTGCAGCCAGCCGGGCCAGAGAGCGGGCCAGTTCTGCCGGGATGTAATCCCGCATGTCCCGAATAATGATTTCCAGCTTCTTGGTGAAGTAGTCCCGGTCAACGCCGAACCGATTGTTCGGCAGAGGTCGCGGCTCGGGGCTGGTGGTGTTGGTGGAGAGCAGGGCTTCCAAAAACTCACCAACGAAAGCCATTTCTGTGTCATCCGTTTCCCCTGGGAACCGCATCGACCAATCCTCGGACACTTTTTTTAGAACCACGTACCCGTAGACGCGGTTTTTATAGACTTCCCACCCCTCCGGCACCCCGGCGCTCTGTGGCTGGGCGACCGGGCGATCAGGAGACCAGCGTCCAGCTCGATAACCGGCGTGGAAATCAGCAAAGCTGAAGGTTTTATCAACCTCAACCTTGTCTCTTTTGGCTCCGGTTATTACGGCTCGCTTATACCGATTAAACTCGGTAGTAACGTCGCCGGCCACCGGCTCCGCACCCTGGGCGCTCTGTGGCTGGGTGTTCTGTTGCGCCAAATCCGCTGCAATGGTGGCTGGGGTAGTGGCTCCGCACGGGCACTTCACATACATAGTGAATGGGGCCGGGGGCTGCGCTGGATTTCCGCAGTAATGGCAGATGTATTCCACCGGATCCGCACCCTGGGCTAGTAGCTCGGACAACTCCCTTCGGGCCTGCTGGGCCAGCCATACCGTGTCACCGGTAATGGTCAGCTCTGTCGGGTCATTCTGGACCGCTTCACCGCTGTACAGGCTGGCAATCTTATTCACCAGCTGGGCAGCGGCCGGGCTTCCGGCTCGATTGGCTTCCAGCTCGTCAAAGGCCGCTTCCAGTTCTTCGCATACGCGGTCCAGCTCGTCGCTTTCTGCCCGGGCCGCATCGCTGGGCCATACAAAATCGGTATTCATGACAATGCTCCACTTTCCAGTGCCAAGGTTTCTTTCTGCTCAGAATTCATGCCGTGATGGAGCTGAACGTCTTTACCGGCGCGATACCCCATGGCTGCCGCCGTCATGGCAATGTCGCTGGATTCGGCCGCAGACTTTCTCTGACCCTTTCGGCTTTCGTTGACCTGACAACCCTTTACTTCGGCCAGATACTTGTTGTGCTGGCTTTCTTCCTGCTCGGTTAGGGGCGAGGCAAATTCTTCGACCTTACGCGCAACCGCTGCTACCCAGCCTTCGCAGTAAGCGTCACCAAGGCATCGCTTAAGGTGTGCTGCGCTTCGACCAGTCTTTGGCAAACTGGCTAGGTACTCCTTTCGTGCCTTTCGAATCTGGCGCAGTAGCACCTCCAGGCAGTATCCGGCCACAACACTGTTTTCCTGCCGGCCAACAAAATCCACGCTTTTCCATGAGGTGTAGGAGCTGCACTGGAAGGCCATGCCGACGACTGTAGAAAGGCTTAAAAGCCAGTTCGGGAAGCGCCGGTACCCGACTTTTACGCCTTTCTCTCCAAACTCAGCCAGGCCAACATGGGATTCTGTCAGGCCATGTTTTTCCATGAGCTTTCTGGCCTGGCGCATTGCGGCCGCCGCCTCATGCTCGTTGGCCGACCGCCCCAAAGCCATGCACTTCTTGATTTTTCCGAGGATCCGCTCTTTATCATTCATTGCTGTCGGCTCCTTCTTCCATGGCCACGGGCATGAAGATTTCATCGACCTTCGGAATCTCCATGAACTTCTCAACGATGGTGAAGCGAAGGCCTTTCCCGAAGGTTCCGAACAGGCCGTAGGCTTTCCAGTTGCAGGTGACGCCATCCCGCTCAACACCCGCATTGCATTCATAAGGGTTGCTCGACACCCCCTCACATGCTGGGCAGCGGAAGCCGGCCTTGCCGACGATTTCCCGAAGCTCGTCTTCGGTCTGGTACACCTTGATGTCACCCTCAAGAAGCGGGAAATTGGCGTCCTGGTAGTAGTTCACCACGCTGTAGGTGCGGAGTTTTTCAATGGCTTCTAGAATTTCCAGCTCTGGCTTGCCGATTACCTGGGCGTAGTTGGGCAGGATCTTACGAATCACCGCCTCCACGCTCTCGGCCCGGCGTTCGCCTTCGTCGCCACCCCATGTTTTGCGGGCTTGTTGCTTGATGTCTTCGATAATGGTTTCAATGCTCATGCTGCTGACTCGCTCTTGTCGTTACTTGTCACGGTTTTAATTTCTTCTTTATGCCCCTTCAAACATGGCTCCCCGGGCAGTCGGTCATAGGGGCAATCGCATTCGGGGTAGTTGCACCCAACGGTCGGCGGCTTTTCCAAGTCGGCGGCCACCAGTGAAAGCAGGTATTCGGCTTGGTCCTCAAAACCCCGGCGCTGGGCGCCTTTCTCGATATTCCCGCTCTCGTTCTCGGTGAGGTACATCTGGTAGACCCTCATCCCCATGGCCCGGTCCCGCTCTCGCTTCCGGCGGGCGCGTTCTTTGTTGCTCATTGCCATTGGCGTCAGCTCCTTAGTCCTGGCCCAGCCCTTCACTGGAAAACGGGTGGATGTCGTTCATGGCAATGTGATGCCAGTCGTCTGAGGTCATAAACTCGGAATACTCGGATTCCAGGGTGTCGTAGTAATACTCATCGGAAACCCGGCCTTCTTCATGGGCAATGCAAAGGCACTGAAACCGCTGCTCCTTTGTCAGCTTTGCCTTTGGCCGTCCGCCATGCTTCTTGGCTTGTGCCTTTGCCTTGCAGGCCTTGGAGTAGTATTTGCCCCAGCCCCGCTTTACATCGGCGGTGCGCACCATCTTTTTCTGGCCGCAGCCGCACTTGCAGGTGATTTCTGTCTTGCTTACCGCCATACCGTAGAGCCTCCACCAGTGCGCTGGTTTTGGATGAATGGGCCGACCACTCCCAAGAAGTCCTCACGGGTGTAGGCGCACCACCGTTTCAAGTCGGCTATGACCTCTTTCTGGTACATGCGCCGAGTGAAGAAATCCGACTGGTCGCTGCTGTCCAGGTCATTGAAATAAAGCTGTCCTTCCCCCTCGCAGGTCTGGCACTCCTCGTCGCTTTCATGGCCGCAACATGGGCAGGCGTCGATGAAGTCACCATCGCCCTCGCATTTGGGGCAATCAATCTTCGGGTTGTCCTCCGACCAGTCCCGTTTTTTCTGTTCCTTCCATTCGCTGTAGCTCTGTATCAACACGGTTTACCCTCCAACTACCGCTTTAAGCTGTTCGCCGGCCAGGTGTTCTGTCCGGACCTGGCGGATGGCGGTTTCCAGCTCTTGTTGAATGTCGTTCCAGCACCGCTTGCGCCAGGGCGAGGCGGCCGGCAGCCAGCCAAGACCTTTAAGGGCCAACTCGCCCATTCGCTGGTCGTCGTCTTCCCAGCAATCCCCCGAGAAGCTTTGAGCAAACCAGCCGGCGTCATGGATATGGCTGGATTTCACGCCATCCAGCATTTCCTCGATCAACTTGAAATTCAGGTCGTCGGTTTGCAGGTCGATCAACCGGCAGGCTTTCATCGCGGCCGTTGCTGACTCAACGTAGGTTTCGCCCTGGTTATCCACGCACAGCGCCCGCCAACCGAAGATCCAGTTAGCCTGTTGCTTGGTGACGGCGCGGCGGGATGTCAGGTCCGGCAGATCAACCCACGAACCGCCCATTTTTGTCATCACCCGAACGTGGCGGCCGGTCTCGATCTGAGCCTGGCCTTGCCAAGTCCATACCCGGGTGTTGACACTCAGGCGGCTCAACCGCTTGAGTGGGTTGTTCTGCTTCCGAACCTTCGGGGCCTGCTTCTTACGCGACATCCTGGGCCTCGTCGGAGTCGCGTGTGACGGTCATAAAATCGACCTTGGTGTTGCCGCCTTTCTCAATGAAAGCCCGGAATTGCCGCTCGATGTCCGCTTCTGCCAGGCCTGCCGGCAGGGTGGCGGTCATGGTCACGGTCATGTGGAATTTCTCAGACTTACCGGCCGGGGCGCCCTGGGGCTTGGCCTCGGCTTGCGGCTGATACCCGCCGTGAGTTGGCTGGCTGTCCTGCTCAACCGGCTGGGTTTCCGTGGCGGCAGGCTCCGGTGCCGGCTCCGGCTTCGGTTCTGGCTTCACCTGGGCCTGGCGTTCGGCGTCCCGGGCCATGGCCTCGCGGCTCTGGCGGTCCCGCTCGACTTCGGTTTCAAGCAGTTCGTTGAGCTTGGCCTGATACGTGTCCTCGTCGGCGCGAAGGAAATGCTCAACGTGGGCCTTTTTCAGCGGAGCGGCCAGGCCTGCCCGGTAGCTGGCGTTTTCCAGCTCCAGAAGGCGGCGCTCAACGGTCTGTTGCAGTTGCAGCTCTGCGTTAACCCGGTCTGCTACCGCCTGTGCGGCCTTGCTGGTGAGTCGGTCCGTGGCCGTGAGGCTGCCGTGCTTTACCAAGTCGCTCAGGTCGTCGGCCGCCCCGTGGAATTCAGGCTGAATACCGGCGTCGGCCCGCAGGCGGTCACGGCGCCCGGTCAATTCTTCTTTCAGTCCGTCAAGCCGGACCTGATCGAATTTCGCCACTTGGTCAAGGATTTCCTGGCGGCCGTCCGCCACCAGCTTCACGCACTCCTTCATCTGGTCGTCGGCCGTTTTGATCGGTGCGGAGACGTACTTGATAGCCTCCTTACGCCGGGTGTCCAGGTCGGTTTTAATCTTGTTCAGCTCGGTGGCAGTTTCCTTGGCTTCCTTCACCGTGTCGGCGGTGACCACGGTGCGGTACAGCTCAAGCCGCTTTTCCAGGTCGGCTTTGAAAGACTCGTAATCGAAGCTCAGGACCGCCGGCTGCTGGGTGATTTCCGGGTTCAGGGTGTTGGTTTCGTGATTGTGCTGACTCATGCGGATACTCCCGTCATAAAGACGTTTTCAGTGGGTTGCGGTTGGTTGGCGGCCTCCCGGGCCATGCCAACATTGGTTTGGGCTTCCAGAATCTTGGTCTTGCAGTGTTCGACGTAGCGATTGAACTCAACCAAATCCGATTCCAGGGCCGCTATGTAATCGGGATCACGGCGAACGTGGTGCAGGATCAGTTCTTTACCGGCGGGTTTCAGGTCCGGGCAGTACAGGCCGTAGTGCCACCAGCTGCGCCCGGTGATCCACATGCCGCCCTGCATCTGGTCCATAAACTCGGAAAGATCCTGCTCAACAATCACAGAACGCATCCGGGCCGGGTCCACCAGGCACTTGTATTCCGAACCGCCGTCCGGGGCGATAAGGCCGTCTGCGCTGGCGCCGAAAAGCCCGTCCTCGGTCTTCACAAAGCCGGCATGCTCGATCATCACGCCAATGCGCTGTTCGTGAAGCAGTCGGGCCTCCGGTTCCAACTCGTTGCCTCGCTCCATGGCCCACGTTTTGAACCCACCATCCAGCGGCTTGCCGGAAATCCGCTCGAGCGCCAGGCGGAATGCGTAATCCTTGGCGGCACTGGTGTAGTCGCCTACACGCTCACCATCCAGGGCTTTCTCGATGCGCTGGGACCGGGGCTTGGTTTTGTACTTGGCGTAGGTGGCGGCATCTTCCGGGCTCAGGCCGTGAAGCCGGATAGCGTCAACGTACAGCTGTTGTTGCTCGGTCAGCCCGTCCATGACCTTGCGCACTTCGGAAAACATGCTGGCCGTAATGGCGCCCGCTCGGGCTCCGTGCCACTCACTACTGCCCTGGTCACACTCGATAATCACAAAGCTCATTGCTGTGCACTCCGCTGTTTCATGGCGTTCAGGTGCTGCATGGCGCCCTTGAAGCGGTCGGCGGTCAGCTGGTCAAGGCTAGGGATTCCCGCAGACCGGCAGAATTGCTCGGTGGTCTGCCCGGCCTTTTCGATGGCCTTCTGCAAGGCCTCGCGCTGGTTTCCGTTAATCATGCCCTGGGCGGTTTTCTGCTGGCCCTGGGGCGCGTTCTGCTTGCGCTGTTCGGCGGCCTGCTGTACCCGTGGGTCTGGCTGGTTGCCGCCCTGGCCATCGTCGTCCATGCCTTTGACAGCGACACCGGTGGCAGCAAGCAGGGTGTAGCGGCGCAGGTATTCGGTGGTGGAGCCAATGGCCTGGATCGGGTTCTTGCCGCCGGACTGGTCGTGCGGGCCTTCCAGGGTGGTTTCCTCGGAGTGGCCTTGCCTATGGGTGAGAATGCAGGTGACACGAATCCAGCCGTTCGGCAGGTTCAAGGTGCTCCACCGGAAAGCGATACCAACCCTGCCAAGCGCCTCGCCCAAGATTTCACAGATGTGGTCCAGGCTGGCATGGTCGTAAGCGGTGAGGCCGTTATTGCGGGTTTCAAATTCAACGTGTTTGTTCTTCTGGATTTCAGGCTTGTTCTGGTTGAACTCAGTCAAGGCCTCAACAAAGGCCTTTCGGGCTTCGTTGGCTTCCCACCGCTCCTGCAATTCCAGAAGCTTGTCCAGCTGCTCGACGGCGCCTTTTTCGATGGCCAGTTCAATCATGCGGGCCGGGTTCATGGTAGCCACCTGGCCGCTATGGGTGGTGGTCGCCGGCTGTTGGTGCTGCACTACTGCTGCTTCGCTACTCATGCTGCGTCTCCCTTGCGAATATCGCTTTCAATGTCCTGCTTGAACCGGTCGGAAAAGTCGTCAACCAGCTTTTCAGCTGCCAAACGAGCAATACGGCCCACTTCTGGCAGCCCGCTATCCGGGTCTGTCAGGGCCTGGATAACTGCCTCGTTGGCTTCGTCCGGGTAGTGGTCGAACATCCCGTCAACCAGGTCGTACTTGGTTAAAATCGTCTTGCCCTGAACGAACAGCGGCTTTCCGGCCGCCAAGGTTTCGCAGAGCGTGTCGCGGGATTCCTCCCACGCTTTTTCCACCTGCTCATCGAATGCGTCCAGTTCGCTCAATTCCTCGGCGTAGCGGTCGATGTCTTGCTCAACAGCTCCCATGGGTCATTTCCTCCATCTTTGCCCGGCAGATAGCGCCGGCTTTTTCGCAGTCTTCGATTTCAAACCAGCCCCAATGGCAGTCCTCGACCGGAATCCCCATGCGGCTGGCGAGAAAGCGGTAGGCCTCTTTGCGCGACCAGTCGTTTTTGCGCTGCAGGTCCAGGAAGTACCGCTTGTGGGCTTTTCGGGCCGAACGAAGAAAGCGGTCGGCCAGGGTTCCAAGCGGCAGGTCGGTAAACGGGTGAAGGCCCACATACGCCCAGCAGCAACGGCACAGATAGGCGTAAGGCCAGTCGCCGTACTCGCGGCCGTAGATTTCCGAGTGATTAACTAGCTCCACATCCATGCCGCAGTAGCGGCAGTCGGTAGGGGCTGGAAGGCGGTCTTTCACCCGGCGCAGCGCCTTTCGGCTGACAAACGGCAGTGGGTGGGGCGCTTCCAGCTTGGTTTCGGAATAAGCCCGTGGATCAATAGAGGCCATAACAGTGCCCCCCTACATGATTCGGGACTGGAACAAACGCGGTGATTGATGCCGCCTGGTGGTTCCGGTCGTTGTCGCTGAAAATCTTGACCAGACCGGTTGCAAAGCAATAAGACACCACGGCGGCGCTGGAATGCTGACCAGTTTTCTGCCGCAGGGCAGTTCGGTGGGTTTTTACGGTATCGGGAGATACGAAGTGTTTGCGGGCTGCCTGCTCAACGGTAAGGCCGTCCAGCATGGCGCTTAATTCGCGGCGTTCAGCGGCAGAAAAGAGCCCGCCACTGTCGATGAGATAAACAGTTGAATGAGTCATACATTGATCCCTCCGTGTCGATCACGGTAGTAATGTATAACTCATGTTGGATCAAATCAAGTAAAAGTTTACTACGAGGGAGCTGTTTTTTTCTGAGGGCTGTCCGGATTTGCAACTAAATCCTGTAGTTCGCTCAACTGCTTGAGTCCGTCCTGGGCAATCTTGGAGGCGATGAATTCACCGTCTTGGGCGGAAAGGTTTTCGGGGCGGGACAAGAACATAAGGTCGATTTCAAGGTGCTGAATCCGGTCTTCAATGGCCTTGGTTAACGCTTCTGTCGTCATACTGCATCCTGCTCAGCGGTTTGTTTTTGGCATAAAAAATCGGCCGGTTAGGGCCGGCCGTTATAATTATGGAACAGATTGTAATGTAGCTATTCGCTACGCTCCAATCGACTAAAGTCTGAGATCAGATCCATGACCTGGCGCTTTCGCTGTGCGGGAAGTGCTGCGAATTCCTCAATCATCACGCCAACTTGCCTATCCGTAAGGGCTTCGTCCGTGATTCCCTCAAGAAGCAGTATTGCTGGGTGCAACTTGAATCCAGCTGCCAAGCTTTCAACGGTCGAAAGCTTGGGTGACATTGGTGAGTCGGGCGTTTCCAGGTTGGAGATTGTTTTTTGGGAAACGCCGCACATCGCGGAAATGTCTTTCTGGGTTTTTCGCATCAGTACGCGCAGCCGCCGAGCGTTATCTGCAAGGACTCGTTGTATTTTTGCCATTTTTTTGACTCGCGTTCGCTTGGTTGTGTGTCACCTGTGCGGCCGCCATGGGGCCGGCCTTGTTCTGTCGGGCTGTCGCCTCGTAGTAATTTTAAGGCTTTGACTAAGTAATGAGTTGGCTGTATGCTCAGTAAAACTTTACTTAGACAGGGAGGATTATCGTGGAGAGCAAGCTGGTTGCCGCCCTGGCGTCCGGGCTCCGCCGCGCTCACAAGTTGCGGCAGATACCGGCCATAGCCAAAGAGGCTGGTCTGAGCGAATCGACCGTTTTGAAGGTTAAAAGCGGATCGACTCAGAACGTCTATGCGCCAAACCTCGAAAGGCTGTGGGTTGCCCTGTACGAGCGCGGGCATGTTCCCGCCGAGTTCGTGTTCCCTGTCGATAACAGTATGGCTGAAACGCCGGAGAATACCGCCGCCTGAATGGGTGATTTTTCGACGGCGCCAGGCAGGGGCGCAATCAATGCCTGCCCCCGGTGTGCTGACTGAGCTGGGTCAAGTGCAAGCCAGGTTAGGGTCTGGCCCAAAGACATCAGCAGCAGCGTGGAACGGGAAATACCTCTACGAACTGGCAGGTTCGTTGCCCTCCGGATTCGCGCCGTGAGGCTCGCGTTAAGAGCCAGCACCAGGAAAGGGCTTTGCCATTGGGAGACTCGCAGCGCAAGTGAGGCCATACCAGTGGATTGCGACAGAGCCCTTTCCGGTGCCTTCGGGCTGGGAGTTCCCTGGCCGCCATAAGGGTCGGGGTTTTCGGCCGGGTACCAAGCAGCAATGACAGTTGCAGCGAACTTGTCGCCCTGGGCATGGCGTGGAACTGCCCTTAATTCACGACCAAGAGGAAACAGCAATGCCGGAATCGCAGGAGTTGCCGAAGTACCGAAGTCACAAAGAGGTTCGGGCGCTCAAGATTGCCCACATTGAACCGCTGCCGAATCCGGATACGTCCGGGAATTCTGCGGCCGCGTCCTACGGGGCTGTGATTACGCCTGAAGAAGATGGGTTCGCGCCATTTGAAGTGAGCGCGGAATACGTCATGAAGCACAAGCCGGCAGTCGGCGGGTATTACGTGGTGTACGAGGATGGCTACGAATCGTGGTCACCTGGAAAGGCCTTTGAGTCCGGGTACACCCGGATTTAAAGCCATAAAAAAGCCCCTGGATCTGGAGGGATCAATCAGGGGCTTTCTCTCCAACACGAGTCAGCGCATTAGGAGATTCAATAAGTATGAACAGTTTTATCCCTGAGTGCAAGCGCCGGCTACGGCTGGCCCGCCTGCACTACCGTATTGGGCGCCTGACGCGCCGGCTACTCAGCCGAGCCAGGCGGTCAACCGAACCGCTCCCCATCAAAGAGCTGCGTCAGCTGGAGTGCGTGAGGGTTTCGCTGGGGACTCAGTGCAACCCCACGGCCGTCGAGGCCGAGCTACGCCTGATCGAGCAGGAAAGGGGGCTGGTATGAGTCAGGTAATCAGCTTAAACGAGGCCAGGTCTGCGCGTATGTCGGACAGCAAGCCCGCCCTTGAGGACGGCTACACCAGGATCGTTAACCCGGTACTGGAAAAGATGATGTCGTTTCCGCTGACCTCCATGGAGCAGCGCATGGTTCTGGCAATTGCCCGGAAGACCTACGGCTACAACAAGGGCAAGGACCGCATAGCGGCCTGCCAGCTGGCCGAGTTGATGAGTTCTCCGGAGCAGCGAATTACCCGGCAGAAAGCCTCCACGGTTCTTTCCGGGCTGATTCGGAAGCAGGTGGTTATCCGGGAAGGCGGCTCCCAGGCGCCGATCAAAATCAACAGCCAGGTTGAGCAGTGGCACCGTCCGGAAAAGGCCACCAAGGCCCCGGAGAATCCCAATGTGAACCGTAATTGTGAATCCACCGATGAAAACGGTTCAGTGAACCGTAAAACGGTTCGGAAAAAGAACTGTAAAACGGTTCACACAAAAGACAAGAAAGACATAGTTAGTAATCCTTCGGATTACTTGTCGGAACCGGCTCAAAGCGAGCCGGATTCCTCCCCGACAGTCAGCGCGGATGATTCACCAGGCAAGCCGCCCAAGAAACCCAAGCACCTCAAGAAACCGGTTCCGTTCAACGACATCGTGGACCTCTACCACGAAATCCTGCCCGGGAACCCGGAGTTCATCGACTGGACGCCCACCCGAGAAGGCCAGATGCGCGCCCGCTGGAACCAGCGCATTGGCCGGAACAAGGAGCCCTGCAACTCGTTGGAATTCTGGCGCCGGTTCTTTGAGTACGTGGCTCAGTCCGACTTCCTGTGCGGACGGGTTGACCCAAAGCCGGGGCGCAAACGGTTTGTAGCGGATCTGGAATGGCTGACCAAGGCCAGCAACTTCATGCGAATCATCGAGCGCAGGTACCACGACAACGGGGGTAGCGACCATGGAAAAACAGGCTCAACCAATAGCGGCTCTGCTTCAAAGAGTGGAGTCAGCAGCCAGCTTACAGACCTCGAATACGCAAAAAACAATTTCTAGCTTGGCCCAGCAGGCGCCGGCGGAAGGGGCGTTTACAGACGACGAGATCCACAAGACGAGTGTGTTCTTTGCCCGCCTGGCGACGATCTACGGCGAGTCCAGAACCAAGACGCTGTGGGGCGAGGACGAGGACCGCTTGGTACTCATGCGCCGGGAGTGGGCGCACAAGATTGGCGAATACAGCTTTGACCAGCTGGAAGCCATTTTCAGCCGCCTCAAGGAGCGGTTGGCGTTAGGTGACCCGGATTTCAAGTGGCCGGATGTGCCACGGATTCTGAACCTGATTAACGAGGGCAAGGTGCGCTCATTGCACACGCATTTCCCGGTTGGTCTGCCGGAACCGGAATGGCGCAAGAAGCAGCGCTATGAGTGCGGGCTGATTGCATCGAAAACCTGCCGGGCCGTGCTGAATGGCAAGGCCTGTTTCGTGGAGGACAAGCCAAGTGACCAGTAAGAAACCAACACCGTCAGGAACCGTTACCAGGGGCGTCACCCGGGAAGAAGGCCGCCGCCGGCTTTCAGCCATCCGTGACAGCCTGATGTCGGACGAGCGGAAAGGAGCGAACCGTGAGCCAGCCACGCCAAGAAGTTGAGGTGGTGATTAAAGAGCGGCACGAGCTTGGCGCCGCAATGAACATCATCCGCGACCTGATCCAAAGAGGCCTGCAGGCGGGAACCGTGGTGGCTCGGCTGGGGCGCCCAGGGCGCAGCCTGAGCCAGAACCGAAAGCTGTGGCCAATGCTCAAGGATGTCTCCATGCAGCAGCAGCTGGTTATTAACGGGGTTGCAGTGTGGGCCAGGCCCGAGGACTGGAAGGACGTTTTCACCGCGTCACTACGCCATGAGCAGCGGGTAGCCGTGGGCATCGACGGTGCGCCGGTCTTCTTAGGCCTGCACACCTCAAAGATGAACAAGGCTGAGTTTTCGGACCTCATCGAGCTGATTTACGCCTATGGCTCCCAGCACCGCATCCGGTGGAGCGAGAAGTCGCTGGTTCACTTCGACCGGTACCGGCCGGCCGACCGCCAAGGCATCGAATACGAATATCACGACCAGAGAGGACAGGTGGCATGAGTCTGTCAGCAGAAGAAAAAAAGCGCCAAAAGCAGATCAAAAACAACATCTTCAACGGCCAGATCCAGAAATCCGTCAAGAGCAAGGCCCAGGACCGCGCCGAGCTGGCCCGCAAACTTGCCGAGGATACCGAAGCTTTTAAGGCCAGCGGCGGCAGGGTGCGGAAGATCCCCAGCCAACAGGTACCACCGAAGAAGCGGCCGGCCATGCAGCAGTATGGAGGCGGGGGGTTCTACGAGCTATGACGTTACAGCGCAAGACCCAGCTCAAGGCCAAGACTGGCCTGAAAACACACAAGCCGCTGTCCCGGGGAAAGCCGCCCCAGGCCCGCAAGGCGATGAAACGCACACCGATGAAGACCAAGGCCCGGCCGAAGCGGACCAAGATCCGCGACAGCGCCCGGGGAGAGCCTTGTCAGGTGCGCGTTGCCGGTATCTGCAACGGTGACCCCAGCACCACGGTACTGGCGCACCGCAACGGTGCCGGCATGGCCTGCAAGGCCTCCGACCATGACGCCGCATACGCCTGTTCAGCCTGTCACGAATGGCTCGACGGTGGTTACGTCCGGTACGGCTTCACCCGGCTGGACAGAGACGCGGTACACGACAAGGGCATTGTGCGGACGCGGGAAATACTCAAGCGGAAAGGCCTGACAGGCGGCCAAGAGGAGGCGCTTTGACTCAACGTACCAAAATGAGCGTTTTGATGGAGCTATCTAACGCCGCAACAGCTAATGACGACATAGAAATAGTTAACAAGCTGATTCGTCAAGGTCACCGCTTCCAATTCAGGATTGGCGAAAGAGGTATCGACCTAGACCAATCTAGCCAACCCCAAATCGCCTGGCTTCTCGGGAAGCTGCAACGGCGGGCATTGAATCGCGTTTTATGTAAAGAGGGTGATTTCATGGATGGTTCTGGCGGCTCTCAACTTTGCGGACTTGCGGTGATTTGGACGACCGAAAGTGACCAGTCAGAGATTGTTGAGGTGATCGGATGAAGTACCCCATTACCCCCATGGGAAAGCCCCGAATGACCCGCTCCGATAAGTGGAAAAAGCGGGACTGCGTACTCCGGTACCGGGCATTCAAAGATGAGGTTCGGCTACACCGGGTTCAGGTACCTGAGAGCCAGGCACACATCATTTTCGTGCTGCCCATGCCGAAATCGTGGAGCAAGAAGAAGCGGGCCGAAATGTACGGCAAACCGCACCAGACCAAGCCCGACAAGGACAATCTGGAAAAGGCCTTGCTGGATGCCGTGTTCAGCGAGGACAGCCAGATATGGGACAACCGGGTAAGCAAGTTGTGGGGCGACGAGGGAGCCATCATTATCAGGGAACTGCCAGACGAGGCAAAGCTGTGACAAGTAACGAAAGCGTCAAGGCCCTGGCAAAGCGGCTTGGTATCCAGCCGTGCCACGTTCACGCGAATCAGCTGGTTGACCTGGCCGAAGCAAAGGACCGGGAAGGCTACCGAGCGAAGCTGAATGAGTTGCTGGATGAGTTTGGGGCAGGGTACCAGGGCTTGGTCAATGGTCACGCCAAGCGCCAGCTCAGAATGCAGGAGTGGGATTCCCGGCACAATGGCTGGCGCAGTGTGTGGAGAGAGCGGTAGGGCTACTCCGGCTTTGAGAAGGTGACTGCATGAGATATGGCAACGGACAGTGTGGGCAGCTCCCAGCGCTCTTGATAGGCCTTGAGCTTGGCCAGCACATCCGGCTCAACATCCACATGCTGCTTTGGTTTACGGGCGCGATGTTTCTGCGCCCGCTCCGCTGGTGTCATAGGCATTACTGGCTCCCTTCTGTTCCATCGGGTTCTGTCCACTTCTCCCCGCAGTGTTTGCACTCAAAGTGCATGATCGTGCCAGAGGATTTGTCCTCGTCCAGCCAGGGGCCGGAGTGGCCGCACTCAATACAGCCAACGCTGTCTGAGCAGTACGCGGAAATCTGGCGGTTCAGGTCCATATCAAGCATTTGGCTCTCCCTCTACAAAGCGCCATGGCCTGGCGCTGTTCATGTTAAGTTTGTCGGCCGGTTCACGAATTGCGATTGCCTTCCAGTCTCCGTTGCCGTCAGGCCTGGCAACCGCCACGGTTGAGCCCTGAAAGGCCTGGCTGCGGTTTGCCGACCGCATGGCCCCGACCAGAGACTTCGCTTTTACCGGCGTCCAAGTGGCCTCGGCAACGGAACCGGTGGTTTCTGTGATTGCGTACTTCTCCATTCTTTCCTGCCTTTTTTTCATGGAGCCCCGGAGGGCTCCCGGTGGTTAGATAAGACCGCGTTCAGCCAGGGATGTGCTTTCGGTACCGCTGACCACGAAATGGTCCAGCACCCGGACATCAACCAGTCCAAGCGCTTCCTTGAGTCGCCTTGTCAGGGAAATGTCTGACTGGCTGGGTTCGGATATGCCTGAAGGGTGGTTGTGGTAGAACACGACTGCAGCTGCGTTAACCGCCAAGGACGCTTTCACTACTTCACGCGGATACACGGCCGCTCCGTCAATCGTGCCCCGGAACAGCTCGCGCATTTCAATCAGGCGGTGTCGGTTGTCCAGGAACAGGCAGCCAAACTCCTCATGGGGCAAGTTGGCCATGCGCAGGCGCAAGTGATCCCGGATAAGATTAGGCGACTTCAAGGGCTCGCTCCCAGGCGCGTGACGAGCCTCCAGAATGACCATGGCGCGGTCGATGATTTGCTGTTCGCTGATGCCGGCAAACAGGTCTACGGATTCGGTGCGGATGGCGGTTACGTTACTCATTGCGCTGACTCGCTTTGTCTGGTGGTTCAGGGCGCCCGAAGGCGCCGGGATTAGCTGGCCTTGTTCTGTGCCAATTCGTGGTTGCCGGTCCTGGCCGCGTGTATATGGCGCACCAGAGCCCCGCCAAGCTTCATGCTGTAGTCACTGAGGACATCGGCATTCATGATGGCCGGTACCCCGTACTTGGCTTCCCGGGTGGCCATGGCCAGCACCACGGCCGCATTGGTGGGGCCAAACTCTTTTACGAGCTTGTCGTAATAGGCCGCCGTAACCCCTGAGTCGATTTCATCACGGAAGTGGTTGAACTGGTGGGCCGGCATGGTCGGGCAGAGCGGTACCACTCGGAAGTTCATGGAGAACATGGCGCGGGCCAGCCGCAGGGATTCGTCCATATCGGCCCCGGCCAGGGTGTCGAAGATATGCGCCCGCTCAGGGCGAAAGGTCAGACTTTCCGGGTGGTGGGTACCGCTGATCTTGTGTACCCATACTTTCTCGGCCGGGTTGGCTGTTGTGGTTGCCTCGATGTAGTAACGCATTGCTTGATCCCTCCAGATCCTGTTAACGCTGACTCGTTTGGTTGCGGTTTAGCTGGCCGGGCCTTGAAGCTCATAGCCGTTCAGGTCTTCCCAGCTCTCCACGCGGATATAAACCAGCTCCCCGTGGACGTTTCGGTAGCAGGTTGCCGGCGCCCCCTTGACCTTTCCAGAGTGGGTGCGAAGCCCTGATACTTGGTCGCTGAATTGCTCCGCTTCCTTGGTGGTGAGTTCTTCCAGGCTGTAGTCGTTCAGTACGTGATAGACCTTGCTCATGTTCGATACCTCGTGGCCATGTTTCCTTAACTCTCACCACGAACATTAGCAGCCGTTACGGCGTAACGCAAGTAAAGAATTACTGAAAAAGCTAAAGTTTTACCTAGTTGGTGGTTGGGCGTACAATTAGGTCTTGGGTGGCAGACCCGCTACACCATGTTGTGTGCATCCTTGGCCCGCCCGGTTTCGGCGGGCCTTTTTTCGGTTTCGCGGTTGGTACAGGAGGGGAAGGCCGCCATGAAGACAACAATCACGCGCCGCACGAACAAGCAACTGGTACTGGAAGCCGTTGAAGACCTGCACCGCCTGGAGCAGATCGTTACCCGCGAAACCCTGGCCGACCACACCGGCCTCAAGCTCTCCATCATTGACGACCGGCTCAAGGCCCTGTTGAACGACGAGAAGATCATCCGTGTTCAGCGCGGCGTGTTCGTCCCGGTTGTCCAGCATCCGCCGGCCCGGCCGATCAGCGTGACCCAGCTCCCTGACGGTACCGTGGTGTGCGACATCGGTGACGATGTAATGAAGCTGACGCCCCGCGAGGCCCGCATGTTCTCTGTAGCAATGTCAGGCTACGCCCAGCAGGCTGCACAGATAGACCTGGGCCAACACACCGCCCACATTGCCAGCGATCTGTCCAGGCGCCTCAGAGAGATGGAGCGAACCCTGGCCGAAGCCACCGGAAACCCAAACACAAGACTCGCCACCGATTAACAGACTGGTTACCACCCCGTTAACAGACCCGTTAACACCCTGTTAACACCGCCTATTCCCACCACCCTGTAGGGTTCGATTGTTAACCCCCGTGCCGTGACCATTACCGGCATGACGACAGAGCCAAAGGGCAGCAAGCCCTCAACCAAAGCCAGAAAGCCCAAGCCAGATTGGGAGCGTATCGAGCTGGACTATCGCGCCGGAGTTAAGAGCCTGCGCGAGATTGCGGCCGATGCTGGTGTCTCTCATGTAACGATTAGCAAGCGGGCAAAGAAACACGGCTGGACCAAAGACCTGTCCAAACAGATCCAGAGCAAAGCCGATGCCCTGGTCAACGAGGCCGAGGTTAACGGTCGAGTTAACACGATTTCCCCTGTTTCGGAACAGGAAACGATTGACGCCAACGCCCAGGCCATAGCCGAAGTGAAGCGAGCCCACCGCCGGGACATAAGCCGAGCCCGGAATGTGGCAATGGGTTTGCTGGATGAGCTGGAAGCCATGGTTGGTATCGAGACAGCCAAGAACCTGGCCCAGCTGGGTGACATCCTTCGCAGTGAAGACGACAAGGGCCGCGACACCCTCAACGACCTGTACCAGAAGATTGTCAGCCTGCCCGGCCGCAGTAAGACCATGCGCGAGCTGTCCGAGTCCATGACCAAGCTGGTGAACATGGAACGCCAGGCCTACGGCATGGACGACAAGGACACCCGGCCAGCTGATGCACTTAGCACCCTTCTGGACAGCATTACGCAGAACTCCGGCAACGCCTTCAAGCCCGTTGCCGATGACCCCGAGCAGCTGCCAGAGCCGCCGGCCAGCGCATTGCCCATGAGCGCGGACCCGGAGGACTGAGCCCGTGGCCGATATTGTCCATGATGAGCCGTTGATTGAGCTGCCCACAGACGCTACCGAGCTGGTCCGTTGCCTGGCCGACCCTGAGTGGCGCCTGTTCTCCGGCTGTCTCTACAAAATCATGGTCAAAGGCGACGACGAGGACGATGGCGGCGAGGCTTTTGTGATGCCGTTCAAGCCCAACGCCGCACAGCGCCGCTTTATCCGCCGGTTGTGGCACCGGAATCTAATCCTCAAGGCCCGGCAGCTGGGTTTCACGACCCTCATTGCGATTGTCTGGCTCGACCACGCCCTGTTCAACGGCAACCAGCGGTGCGGCATTGTGGCGCAGAACCGGGAAGCCGTGGAGACGATATTCCGGGATAAGGTCAAATTCGCGTATGAGAACCTGCCCCGCGAGATACGCGACCGCTTTCCATTGGCCCGAGACAGCGCCACAGAGCTTCTGTTTGCCCACAACAACAGCAGTGTGCGTGTTGGTACCTCAATGCGTTCTGGCACCATCCACCGACTTCACATTTCCGAGTTCGGGAAGATTTGCGCCGAGGCCCCGCACAAAGCCAAGGAAGTTATTACCGGTTCAATCCCGGCGGTACCACTCACTGGTGTCACTGTCATCGAATCCACTGCGGAAGGCCGGGAAGGTGCGTTTTTTCGCATGGTGGGTATTGCCGAGAAGCACCACGCCAGCCGCAAGAAGCTGACCGCCCGGGACTACCGCCTGCACTTCTACGCCTGGTGGATGGAGCCGCTCTACCGCATGGACTCCCGGGAAGTGGAGGTATCGGAGGCTGACCATGAGTATTTCGATGAGGTGGAAGCCCGTGTCGGGGACGACCTGAACCAGAATATCACCATCGACCCGGACCAGCGGGCCTGGTACGTGGCCACCCGGCAGGCTGACTTCAGTGGCGCCGACGAGAAGATGTGGCAAGAGTACCCATCATTCCCGGCCGAGGCCTTCCAGGTCAGCACCGAGGGCAACTACTTTGCCAAGGATATGCTCAGGATGCGCAAGCGCGGCGGCATTACCCGTGTGCCCGTGCTGGACGCCCCGGTGAACACCTTTTGGGACATTGGCCGCAGTGATGGTGTGGCTATCTGGTTCCACCAAGAGATCCACGGTGAGGACCGGTTCATTGATTACTACGAAGCCCATGACGAAGACCTGCGCCATTACGTGGCCCACCTGAGAGAGCGCGGCTATGTCTTCGGGAAGCACTACCTACCACATGACGCGGAACACAAGCGGCTATCGGACTACAACAAATCCACCATGGAGCAGCTGCAAGACCTAATGCCCGGCGAGAAATTCGCCATTGTGCCCAGGGTGACCGAGCTGATGACCGGCATCTACGCCACTCGCAAGCACATGAAGGGCTGCTTCATTGATGAGACGCAGTGTGCCGATGGCATTACCCGGCTGGAAGGCTACCGCAAGCGGTTCAGCAAGCAGGACAACCGATTCACCGACCAACCGGACAAGAGCAACGGCTGTACGGAGGGCGCTGACGCCTTCCGGCAGTGGGCGCAGGCCAAGGAGCTGAACATGCTGGAATACGGGAATATCGACTACGAAGAAGCGGACGCGCCGGACTGGCGACTGTAGGAGCAGAGGATGATGATGGAAGACGACAAGCCCCAGGCAGCGCCGGATGATGAGCTGGCCCTGTCTTTCGAGGAATACAGCGAGATATACAGCGAGATTGAGGAACAGCCCTATTGGCGCCACGTAGCCGATAAGGAAATGGACTATGCCGATGGCAACCAGCTGGACAGCGACCTACTCAGGCGCCAGCAGGAGCTAGGCATTCCCCCTGCTGTCGAGGATCTGATTGGCCCGGCGCTACTGTCCATTCAGGGCTATGAGGCACAGACCCGCACCGACTGGCGCGTCACTCCGGACGGTGACATTGGTGGTCAGGATGTCGCGGACGCCCTGAACTACAAGCTTAACCAGGCAGAGAAGCAGAGCAAGGCCGACCGGGCCTGTTCCGAGGCTTTCCGGCCACAGGTCGGTGTTGGTGTCGGTTTTGTGGAGGTGAGCCGGGAGAGTGACCCGTTCAAATTCCCATACCGCTGTACCCCGATCCACCGCAACGAGATTCATTGGGATATGCGAGCGCGGGAGCCAGACCTGTCAGACGCCCGATGGTTGCGCCGGCAACGGTGGTTGTCTCCGGAGCGTATCAAGCTGGCATTCCCGCAGCACAGTGACCTGATCGAATCACTTGGTACCCATGGCGGCAGCTGGTGGGAAGAAGTGGACTCGCCGGCACTGGATGGCGGCATGAGTACCGGATTGCAGAACGCATGGAACAGCGCACGGGCATGGACGCACCAGGAAGACCACTGGTACAACCCGACCAACAAGGAGCTTAACGTCTGCGAATTGTGGTACCGGCGCTGGGTATCGGTCCCGGTCATCAAAGCGCCCGATGGTCGTGTGGTTGAGTATGACGAGGACAACGAAGCCCACGTAGCGGCCGTGGCCAGTGGCATGGTGAAGCCCAAGAAGGCGACCGTGGCCCGCTTGCGCCGCAGCTACTGGATTGGCCCGCACCTGCTACACGATGGCCCGAGCCCGTACCCGCACCGGCATTTCCCGTATGTGCCGTTTTGGGGTTTCCGGGAGGACAACACCGGGATTCCGTATGGCTATGTCCGGGGCATGAAGTACGCCCAAGACTCCCTGAACAGCGGTCAGTCGAAGTTACGTTGGGGCATGAGCGTGACCCGCGTTGAGCGCACCAAAGGCGCCGTGGCCATGACTGACGCCCAGCTACGCAAGCAAGTGGCCCGGCCGGACGCGGACGTTGTACTGGACGCCGAACACATGGCCCGCCCTGGCGCCCGCTTTGAAGTGGCCCGCGATTACCAGCTGACCGACCAGCATTACCAGATGCTTGACGACAACCGCGCCACCATCGAGCGCGTGAGCAATATCACGGCCGGGTTCATGGGCAAGCAGGGCAATGCGACATCCGGCCTGCAAGAGCAGACCCA